ATGCTCCTCTCAAGTCTGCTCCTCTCAAGTATGCTCCTCTCAAGTCTGCTCCTGTCAAGTTTGCTCCTGTCAAGTTTGCTTCTGTCAAGTTTGCTTCTGTCAAGTCTGCTCCTGTCAAGTTTGCTCCTGTCAAGTCTGCTCCTCTCAAGTATGCTCCTCTCAAGTCTGCTCCTCTCAAGTATGCTCCTCTCAAGTCTGCTCCTGTCAAGTTTGCTCCTGTCAAGTTTGCTTTATCTTTTTCTATTTCTTCTTTCTTCATTTTTCCACCTATATTTTACTTCTAAAAACGACCATCTTTAAGTGGTGTTCAAAAATCCTATTCTTTTATAAAGAACTAAGCCTTTTCAGAACCCCCCTTTTTTATGCCTGATAATGTTACTATAATTGATGGAAAAGGTGATTTATAATTGACATCACTTAAATGGCTTGTAAAAGCTAATCTTTCAGCACAGTAAAATATATGAGCATTAAATATATCCATAATCCATTTAGGGGTAGCTCTACTATCACTGGGTTTAGTTTTTATCATTTTCTTAGTTTTCCTCTCATTTTTCTTTGTTTTTTGTCTTTTCCTCTTTTGCCTACATTTTTAGCAAACATTAATCCTTCTTTTGTTCTTTCGCTAATGATTGACCTCTCGTATTCTGCGAAAGCTCCTAGTATTTGCCATTGTAACCGCCCTATACTAGAAGACGTATCTATATTTTGGGTTACTGCTACGAACTCTACTTTTTTAGTTTTAAACTCGTCTAGTAATGATATTAAATGTTTTAATGATCTGCCCATTCTATCAAGCTTAGTAACTATTACCATTCTAAACTTATAGTGTCTCATATCGTTTAGTAACTCGTTAAAGGCGGGTCTTGATTCTTTAGCACCGCTAATAGTATCTTTGTATATCTTAAATACTTCCCAATCTCTATCCTCACAATAAGCTTTACAAATCATAGCTTGTTTGTTAAAATCTTGGTCTTGAGTTGATACCCTACAATATATAGCCACTTTCATTTTAAGCCCTCTAGAATACTCTGTTTGTCATTGAAAGCATAGGGAAAAAATCCTTATATATATTTGCTATCTCAGGATTATATTCAACAGCTGTAACTTCTATTTTATCATTAGGCCATAATTTTCTATTCCCACCTATGCCAGAATACAAATTTAATATTTTTATTTTTTTTTCTTTTTCCATTGTAACCTTTACTTTTTTGTACTAAAGTTAATCATTTATTTCTTCAATCACTTATAATTTAAAGCATTTCTTTTATGCTTAATGTGAATCCTTAACCGTTCAACAATATCAGCTTCAAAATAATTAATTTTCTTATACCTCTTAGAAGCTAAAATATTATTTTTCTTAACAGTGGATCTAGCCCACTCCTTAGACATACCTAACGCCTCAGCTATCTGACTATAATTCATTAAACCACCAAGCCTAACAGTAGTAGATCTTAACACATCTAGTTTAGCACCAGTAGAAACCCTATCTAATTCTTTAGCTCTTTCCTTAGTAAGATCATAAACCCTAAAATCAAAATTCGGATGAGTTTTAATATAACACTTACCAGGTATAGGATTCTTTTTAGTATCTTTAAGATCCCTAATCAAGTAACCAACTCTATAAGCAGAATACGCCCAGCAAAGATTACAAGTAATCCCCTTATCTGCAACGTGAAACAAAAACCTGACTATTCCCTTATTAAATAAATCATTATCAATAACCTTAACACTAGGTAACACCATAATAATAATAACCTTAAAAGCTCTACATACATCAAAGACCTTATTAAGATCAGCATTAAACTTTGATAAAGCACCACGCCTATTAAAATCACTAGCTTCATCATATATTAAAACGTGTAAACCTTCTTCTTGACAAGTTAATAATTTATCTATTAGATCTCCACCACCTAAAGCTAACTGTTTCTTTAAGTTTATTGGTGAACCATTAATGTAAGATGCCATTTGGACAGCGGTAGTAGTTTTACCTAAACCTAATCCACCGTCTATTATTATAACACTAGCTAAAGCTTTCTTAAAAACCCTGTTCTTAACTTTAGTTAAATTTTTAGTAACGAAAAGATTACTAAAAGGGGTGAAAGTGCTTATACAATAATTTCCTTCTTCCATTTTTTTAATATTACTAAACGTGGTTAGCTTTATTTTCAGCTTCTAAATCAAAAGTGTCAACAGCCTTATAAGTATCCCAACGTATTAACTTCTTTCTATCTAATATTAAGTCTATTGCTTCAAAAGCTTTTATTACCTCATCAATATCAGGACTATTAACTAGCTTATGTAAATCTTCAAAGCTGTTTATATCATCACCATTTATTATACTGTAATCTTTATACCTTTTAAGTACAGCTCTCAGCTCTAAAAATAATAGTTTAATACTAGCTATAACTTTTATTTTAGTGCTCCTTTTTTTATTGCCACTCTTATAATAATTACCAATATATCTTAATACATTATCTCTTTTATCTAATAGATTAATCTTTAGTATTAAGCCAGGACTTTGAGTAGTGTTTTCTTTTGATTCTACCATATTTATTCAACTCCTTTTACATCTTCATACCCTAAAGACCTTAACCGATTAACAGATAACCAATTCTTGTTTACAAATTCTTTTAAATACTACTAACTAAATTTTTAACTTAATCTTATCCTTATCAACGAGCTTATACTTAACTGGTATAGTCCAAGTAGTGCTAAGTATTCCAGATTCCCTAAGCTTAACAATCTGAGACCATACAGTTTCCAGGCATCTACTATTAGGAGTTCTACTTAAAGACTTATATACTTCCCTAATAGTAAAACTTTTAGTAACCCCTTTATCTGCCTGATCCCTGAACCATTTATATACTACTGTATCTTTCATAATTAATCACCTAGCTCATCTTTAAATAAGGGTTTAATCCCCCATACAAAACAATTAATTATTTCAGCATTACTGAGCAACTTTTTTTTATTAGTGCGTAATCCAAACTTGTTACGGTTCATACTTCTTTTTTGAGCTAACCAAAAACTATATTTAGAAGTAACATACACCCTTAGTAACCTAACCATTACAGCTAGAACTAGCATTATAATTATTACCATTCTAGCAGTTGCTAAACTCTTGAAGCTACCAATAATAAAAAATAGTGTTATTAATAATAAAGTTATAATCCCATAATCTAGTATTAACATAAATAAGTTTAAAATACTAATATTACCATTATAAATAAAAACTACTCTATCATTAAATATTTTTGTTTTTGTGTTAAAAGTTTTAAAAAGTGGTTTCTTAGTGAAAGGGTGAGCTTTAACATCTTTGAAAACTTCTTTAAATCTTTCAATGTAAAACCCTACTCCTTCACCTTTCTTAATAACGAAACCTAGTAATACCATTATATCGTGGGTATTGCAGATATAGTATTATTTAAGTTATGAACCACCCAAGTTAATTGGTCTGCCATTTGAACTTGGTTATAAGCCATAATAATACTTATTAATAATACTAACCCTATACCTATTAAAGCATATAGTATAAACTTTTCTTGTTTCCCGCCTTTAGGATCATACAAGGCTCTTATTAATAGGTTTTCTTGTTTTATAGCATCAAAGCCAGGTACAGCTATAAAATCTGGCCTAACTATTCTATTGCCTGTTTCATCATAACGTAAACAATTAACTCCAAAACTCCTAAACACATCACCAGGACTAACATTTATCTCTTTTTGTTTAGCTTCTTTGGATAATTTAACACTTCTATCTTTTACTACTAATCGGCCTTCTTTTACTTCACCTATAACATAATAGTTTTGTATAGGATGTATTACTTCTACTAATAGTTTCTGTCCTCTACTAGCAAACACTTTCATTAATTTTAAAAGCATACCTTTAGTAACCCAGTTAGCGAAAAAGAACGGTACAAAAAGTACAATCGCGACTATAATAATATTATAATATATTTCTTCCATTTTTACTTATTTCCCCCTAGTATTTATTAGCATTAGCCTGATGGAACACTCCACTCTTTTTAGGTGAATCAAAACTGTCTTTATTCTCTCTAGTAAAAGTGTTAAGTCTTTTCCTCAAAAAACCACCTCTACTCTGACTTAACTCAGTAGTCCTAGCCACCCTACATAATGCAACAGTAAAAGCGTCTATATAACCTTCTTTTAAGAAATCAGCAGCTAAATCTAAATAGTGAGTACAAAAAACTATTTCTGTACTAGTAAGATTTCCTAATCTTAAATCTCTAGTGAAAAATTGTAATTGTTCCCATAATTTTTCTTCTACTTTTTTAACTAAAATACCAGTATCTTTATCTATATACTCTGTTTTTTTAGTAAGCTTATCCCTAAAAGCTTGGTTTATTTCTTGATCACCACCCCCACATAGAATTTGTGTAACCCATAGATAATTCTATATTATTCCCCCCCAACATAACCATCTACTTCTTCTTTACTCATTCTCTTAACACCTCTAAATTAAAATCTAGATCCTGTTCGCAATCAGCCCTAACCATTTCCATAGTAATAGCCTCTCTTAATTTTTCAGCACTACTAATAACAAGTTTTTTAGTAGAATCATCACGATTTTTTTTAAATAATTTAGGCCTAAGTTTAATCTCAATAATAAAAGGAACTTCGCTTATCACCTTAGAACTAATAATAGGTCTCATCATTAAAGGAATCTTAGAATTTTTTTTAACAGCCACAATTCCTTTATCACTAAAAGCCTCAATCCTAAAACCTACAACATTTATTTTTCCCATTTTTAATTAGTACCTCCTAGTAAACTTAAACTTTCTATTCTTCTTATAAACAAAATGATTAATAATAAAAGCTAAAAATAATATTAATAAAAATATTGTTATACTATTACTAGCTAAAAAAGAAGGTTTATGTCCAATACTCTCACCTTCAAGCATAAACTCATTTTTATACATATAGGGGTCTAATCTATCACAAATATTATTATCACCAATAAGCTTAATATTATTACTATCAGGATTACATAACTCATAAAGTTCATTAATACATTTACTGTTAGGTGATTCACATTCTAAATATATATTAGGACTTCTTATATTAGTAAAACCATACTCTGACCATACAACAAAAAATAGTATTATCATTAAAATAATAGCCCCGTTAAATATCCACTTGTTAATAATATAACCTTTAATAAAATTACTAACTTTCATATTATTTTCTATATCTTTAATCTTCTTTATGAAACCCATTATTAATACCATCAATTATTTTATCAATCCTAATACAAGTAGTATTTT